CTGCAAAATATAAGGAGGGCTAGATATGTCGGAATACGATATGGTGGAACGGTTTGAAAAGCAGATTGAGGGAAGTAACCTCGCTCTTGCTGCCGTAGCCGAGATTTTGCAGAAGATGGATTCTCGACTTTCCAAGGCAGAAGAGGAAGAATTTGAGTTAGCAGAGGAAGAAGAAGATGCTTTTGAGAAGCAAGAGATTATTAAAGCTGTGGCTGGCGAAGTTTATGGCCTGATTAAGGCTGATTCCAGTAATCCTACTGGTGCCCAGTGGGGTGAGGTAGAAGAGAAAGCTTCAGGAATGCCTGAGAGTCACGATGATGGCGAAAAGGCTGCTCCTAAACCCCGTGGAACTGACAAGGTTCAAGTAACTTTGCAAGCTATGCAGAAGCAACTTAACGCTTTGCTAAAAGAAGACGATTACGATATGGATGAGGATGGAGAAGGGCGTGACCCTAGGAAAGAAAAGCCAAGTAATCCAGATGAGGAAGACGATGAGGAACAAGGTGATGGTGAGTTTGGCATGTATTCCGTGGAGAACGCTGAGGGCTTCCCACAGATAGAACAGATGCAGAAGCAGATTAATCAGCTTCAGCAAATGGTACAAGGAAAGTTTGACATATCCAAAATGGTTCAGTCTGAGACTGAGGGCCGTTTGCGAAAGATGGGATTCCGTGAAGAGACTTCTCTTCAACGCCCAACTTTACTGCGATATGAAGACAGTATCGGTATAGACGGTACAACCCCAATTACCAAGACCGCTGATTCTCCTGATGACATGGTTGACCAAATGTTAAACATGTCCTATAAAGACCTTCGGGTACTTCAGGAGCGCATAGAGTCTGGTGAGACTGATGGAATTCCTAGCGAATTCTTGAACTCTTAATAAGAAGGAGATAAATTATGGCTAACCCATCATTAGCTGAGTATATTGCTCAGTCCCAACGTGGGCTTTACCAGAGTGTATTCGGCCCTGGCTTTATGAAAAAAGCTGGTGCTGGTATCGGAACCCCGTTCACGGTTGACACCGCTACGGGTATCTTCAATACCACGTATGGTCGAAAAGTCTGGCAGGCTCTAAACAACCAAACTAGATTCTTCAACGCAGTTCCCAGAGTAGTCTGGGGTAACACAGCTGGTTGGAGGGTACGTTCAGACCGTGGTTCTGACCGTTCCAGGCCTATCCTAGAAACGGGTAACCTCCCGACAGTGGACATTTCCCAGATAGAGACTATTAGCAGCTTGCCTCGTATCGTTGCCACAACCTTCGGTGCGTCTGTCAAGTCGGTCTTTACCGCCCAGTTAGAAGGTGGTATCGGAGATGTGCTGGCGTTGGAAAATGAAAACGCCCAGCTTGACCACATGAAAGAGGTTAACTTTGAACTGTTGTCCCTCGCAGCTGCAAGAGCTTCGGGTGGCAGCGGAACCACAATAGAAACTAGTAGCTCTGCTATTGCAGCCAACTTCCATATGGGTGACGAGGTAGCTCGTTACGATGCCAGCGGGTCAGCATTTGACCTAGGTACTGGTGTAACCATTGGTGGTGCTTCTGCTACCGCTCACACAGCTGCTGGTATTATGACTGTAGACACCTCTAGCCCTGCTTGGGCTGCTGGTGACATTGCCTATGTCCTCAGTCGGGCTGGATTCTCTAGCCTAGATGACATAGTAGCGGAAGACGGTGCTGCCGTTGGTGGCGGTTCCTCCAGGGCACGGGCCTTTGACCTGACCCATGGTGGACGAACTGCTGGGGGATGGAATGCTGGTGCATTCGTATCTCACAACGCTGGCGTAGGCCGTGACCTCTCCCTCAATCTGATTGATACTTGTATCCAGAAGATTCGTGAGAACGGTGGAGAGCCAAAACTCATTTTGATGGGGCATGACCAGTACTTCAAACTGGAACGCCTCCTCAATTCCCAGCAACGTTATATGGGACAAGAAGAATATCAGGTTGGTGTAGGCTCTGAGCGTACATTCCCTGGTACTCGCACTGGATTGGTCTTGGCTACCTATATGGGTATCCCAATCCTACCTGACGCTGATGTGCCTAAATCCCACAGCAGCACCAGTGGTGTCCTTGGGTCTAACGTCTATGTTCTAGATACAGACTATCTGGAATTGGCAATTGCCCAGCCTACTCAATACGTTGAGAACCGTGACTACTTCGCTGCTAACAGCCTCGTGGTCAGGGGCTTGCTGTAC